ATAATATTCATAATCTTCATCATACACATAATTACTACAATATTCGCACCCTGCGCTTTTCTTCTTTGCCATATATTATATTTAGTAGAGGACTGTATTATAAGTTGTAAAGTATTGATAAATAAGCATTTCTTACATTCTTTACACGAAATACTGTCCACTACGTTCTCCTTTCTTTTAGTTATTCTTCATCCAACAACTCTTGACAGGTCATCGAAATGAAAACACCTAACTTAATCAAATCATTTAGATGCTTTTCCGAAAGGTCAGCATCCTTCCTCATAAGTTTTGATATTTCTGCACTCAACTCATCTGCCTGTTGCTGAATGTAATAAATCTTTTCTTTATGTTCATCATTCATAAATGTACCTCTATGCCTGTTTTACTAACTGTTTCTTTAGTCGTTCATTTTCTGCTTTGAGTTCTTCATAATCGACTAACTGTTCAATAAGTTTCTTTTTATCATCCTCTAACTTTTTGATTTGTTCCCGGAGAGCCGAAATCTTATCATCTTTAAGCTGCAACTTATCTTTTTTAACAGCAACCACATCATCTAATGGGCTTGCCTTTGAGATTGCTCTAAGGCTTAAAATACGCTCTTTAAGTTGTGGATTGTTATAAAGTGTTGCTCTTGATACTCCTGCCTCTTTATAGACTGTTTCAAAGTTTATAGGCTTTCCTTTTCTTTTGAGTTTATCTATTGCCTTATTAACTTTATCAATGGTTGCCTTATTCTTAGCCTCTGCATGAGCCTTAATGCCTGCAACCTGGCTATCCGACACTTTCTTTGCCATTTAACTGCACCTCCAGACTTTCTACCAATGGTTTTAAATACTTGTACTTGATGTACTGTTTCTGCCATTCTCGTTCATGACCAAGTTCCTTTAATCTTGCCATTTCCTTTTCAAGTAAATCCAGTTCATCCTTTAGGATTGGATAGAACTGAACCTCTGTGATGTAGTTAGGGCAGTTATAGAAAAAACAGCCATCACCATCTGTACAGTTACCTCGCCTAAAATCATACAAGCATACTCCTGTAGGCAGTGGATTAAAACTCATTGTCTTGGCTAAATCTGTGATTACATCATCAATCTCATCCTCGGTTTTACCATGAAATAAGTCATCTAATTTACCTTTGATTTCTTTTGCTCTAAGCCCTGCAATCTTTGACTCTGGACTTAAAATCATATCGGAATAGATTTCCTTAACTTCTTCTTCCTGCAAAGTAAGATAGTGTGCTGTCATTTCAATAGAAACATGAGAATACTGTTTCATAATCATTGCGATAGGCACTTTTCTTTTGATAAGTTCTCTTACAAAAGTTGCTCTGAACTGATGTGAAGTAAGTGGATATAACTCACCTTTATTGCCTCTGATGTCCCATCGTTTGATAAAGGGCATTAGTTTTTGGTCATTCCAATGTTCCAATGAATAAACATTGATAGCATTTTTCTTTTTTGCTGACTTACAAAGAAACAGTTCCTTTAATCCACTTTCTTTACGAAGTGGTTCAGTAAAGTCCGAAAGCTCTTTGATGGTGTCTTTTACAAGTTCATTGATAAATACCTTATGAATGATTGGTTCGCCTTTTTCAGTCTTCCCAAGAGTCACTTCCATGTAATCATAACCATCGAAAGTTCGCTTAACACAGCCTTCCTGTATAGATAAAACCTCATTGATACGAAGCCCTGTCTGACTCTGAATAATAATACCTGACTTTGTAAGTACATCCTTTTCATCGTGTACTGCATGGTACAAAATCTTATCGAACACATCCTCTGGTATAGGTTTTGTCTTATTGGTTTTCATAGACTTTTTAGTATTCCAAAGCTGATTTGCTGTTTCTGCCTTCGGAAGATGAAATGTAGGTACATCCCAACCCTTTATCTGACCGATACGGATGATTTCTTCTACTATATGGCAAGACATAAATCCTGTCTGTTGTGCCACCTTCTTATCGTTTTTCATCCACAGGTTGAAGTTTAAGTAATCCTCTAAAGTCACATCTGCGAAGCTATGAATACCATTTAAGGAGCAGTATTCGATAAACATTGGAAGTTTGGCATTGATATAATCTCGCACTGTCTGTGGCTTCATTTTACCGAGTTTGTAGTAGGCGTACTGCTTAACAGTTTCCTTCATATCTACATCTGCTATATATTCAAATCTAATGTATTTCTGCGATTCCTTTGTTGATTTAGCAGTAATAAAAGGTCTTAAATCCCACACATCATCATTGTAGTTGGAATTGCCTATCATTATGCTGTTTAAATCTGTATCAGGCTCAATGACCTGTAACTGTAATGCCAAGTTAGTTGCCATTCTGCAATCCCTCCAATCTTTCAATGATTACCTTTAAAACCTCTATTGTCGGTATAAAGTGTTCTGCGTAATGCTCTCCGTAGATAACACCTTCTTCAAGTTGTTTTTCAAGGTTTGCCAAGTGCCGTTTATGAGCATCTAAGTATTCTGGTGTAGTGATATATCTGCTACAGGTATAACATTTCTGCCTTTTAAGAAGTCTGTCACATATCTTTCCATCAATCACTGGCTTTGTGCAATAACCATCACACATACAAGCACCTTTATCTTTGTTTGCCTTGAACCATTCAAACTCTGATATATTGTCAAAAGCATTACTCTGTATCTGATTGATGTTTCCAATCACACCAACACTCTTAAATACCTCTGCTCGTTCCTTATCCTTTACATCTGCATAGAAACGCTTTGTAACGGATGCATCCGAATGTCCTAACACCTGCTGAATTACATTGATGTTTGTACCCTTAGAAAGCATATCTGTTCCAAGAGTACGTCTGAACTGGTGGCTCGTAAGGTTGTAGTAATCACCATTGGCATCTTTGATGTCATTGTCCTTGATGAACTTCTTAAACCAATAATTAGCAAATGTGCCTTTAGAAACAACCTGTACAGTTCCTTGTTGTATATATCTATTGCCTTTAGAAACTCTCCATATCATCAGAGTATCTTTATCTTTTTCATCAGCTTCATCACGCAATTCTTTGGTAATCTCTATCAGTTTTTCAATAGCAGCAACGCATTCGCTTCTGACAGGCATAGGAGCCTTATTCTTGCGTCCTTTATGCTGCACCCACTCGATTGTATATCCACTAATAGGATGTGGCTTAATGCAGTCAATACGAAGTTTTAAAAGGTCACCAATACGCATCCCTGTAGATTGAAGAATGATAATGCCATACTTTAGATATTGATTTTCTTCTGTTTTAAGAGCCTCATTTATCTGTGCTACAACATCATCTGGAATGAAGTCTATCTTTAACTTACGATTGACTCCTGTGTACTCACTTCCTGTAAAAATCTCGGTTACAGGCGCATCATCAGGTCTATGTAACTGACACCAACGGATAACGGATTTCAAAGCAAACAAAGAATGCCTTTGCATTGATATTCCATAAGGCTTTCCAGTCTTTTCAGAGATTGTTGTATGCAGATAGGAGATGTAATTCTCAACATCTACATTTGTTAATCCCTTTAATGATATGATATTCCTTGATTCTGCAAACTGAATGAATCGATAGAAATATGAATTTACCTCTCTGTAAAGACTACTCAATGTTTTATTGCCCACTCTGTAATTCTGCCATACATAGTCCTTAAACAGTTCCTTTATCTCGTCACTTGAAATATACGAAAAATCAAACTTGAAGTTTCTTCCATAGTGCTGTGACATTTCATCATTATCAACGATATTCCATACATCACTATCTGGTCTTTTACTTGCCATCAGAGTCACCTCCAATCAGTGTACTCTGATTCCAATACTTTGAAAGGCTGTCCTCAATGTACGGATTAGAAAGATGTGTATATTTCTGTGTAGTAGAAAGATGCTCATGTCCCATAATCATTCTTACAACACTTACATCCATTCCAGACTGTACAAGATTGGAACAGAAGGTATGTCTTAAATCATGGAAATTAAAGTCAATACCAACCTCTTTCTGTACCTTTTTTAACTTATCATAAGCAGCACTATAGGTAAGCTGTTTTCCAAGCTGTCTTGCCTGCTCTGATACAAAGATGTAACTATGGTCTGTATCAATAAGGTTTCTTTCTTCAAAAATAAAATCATCCAGTTCCTGTATAAGTGACATCGGCACATACAAATCTCTTGTCTTGCCTTTTGATTTAATCTGCTGAAAACAACCGACTGGCTGTGACATATCTGGTACTGGTACAGACTCTATTTCAAGGTCTAAAACCTCCTGTATTCTTGCGCCCGTAAGATAAAGCATCTTGTATAAAAGAATGTCTCTACGCTTGTCTAAACGGCTCAGAAACAGTTCCATTTCATCATCTGAGACAAGATTAATCTTGTAATTACTTTCCTTAACCTTAAAGATAGACTGTTTTGTTTTGTTATCACTTCTTGCGTGTTCCAAGATACCCTTAAAAGCATTGAATGGTCTGTTTACCTCATGCATCAACAAAGGATTGTCAATTTCCTGCATATCTGCTTTATACTGATAGAATCCATGTAAGGTACTAAGCATACGATTGATTGTCTTTGCTGTTCTTGCACCTTCTTTGTTAATAGCAATGATGTTATCATCCTCTGACATAAGGTATTCTTTGTATTCGCCTATCATCTTTGGACTTACTTCATCATAAGCATAACCGTAATCTGATAAGAACTCCCAAAAGGCTTTCAAATCATTTCCGTATGCTATGAGAGTATTGATTGCTCTATCTCTTTGGTCTTGGTATTTCAGATAGTCATAAACTGGCTTTACAATTCTCATGTCATTATCCAGTAGAACAACTATCTCCCTTCCTTTACGTTTTGTAACGTGTAATTCCATGTATCTGATACCTCCAATACACTTCTTATATGTCTAATATGTAAAATATCCTTTATTTACTATACATTTTACCACTATAAGAACATATGTTCAATAGTTATACTACTGTTTAATAATATTTTAATATTCAATTTTTAAGGTACACTTACTTTACAGTAACACACCCCAACAAACCCTTATATTTACTAAGGTTTATTAGGGTATAACTATTCTTTTACATTCTATACATTAACTACTAAAGATAACATATCTTTCCTTCTTTCTGCCCTTTACGGGACTTTATTTTTCTTTATAGGTTCAACAAAATAGACAAGCCGTGTTTTGACTTGTCTATAATATTCAATCTATAAATACGCTACAAACTCTGAAAAATCAACCGTATCATATAAGTTCTTGATTTTCTCATGATACACGTTGTCCAGTTCTTCTTCAGTGTTAACCCATGAAATACCATCGAAAACCTTTTTTGCTTCTTGCAAGATATACTGTTTTGCTAATGGCTGTAAATCACATACAACCGTTTCTGCTTCTTTATGTGGGCAGAACGCTTCAATAAGATCCATTCTTATATTATCTTGAATATAATCATCTAAACTTGAACCGTTCTTTTTATCATCCGATTTATTAAAAAATTCTAACAGTTGTCCAACCGTTAGAATTTTAATCTCATTGTCATCATATTCATCAGCATATAAATATTGTTCCATCGTTCAAACACTCCTTTTATTTCTCTAATATGGTTTAACAATAGTTCCATAGATTGCATGGAATAAAGTATTTCCGTATTGTTCATTTTTGCATCCGCTTAATTCCTTAAGGCTATTTCTCATATTTTCATATACTTCCTGGAATTCTGTATATGCTTTTTTAGATACTTCTAACTGTTTTTCTAATGAAACAAGATTGTCTTTTAAATCGTCAATCCTATTATTGATCTTTTCTTTAATCTGATTTACGTCATAAAGGATGGTTGTATATTGTCCATGATCGTATTTTGTTTCATGGCAGAAAATAGTATCATGTTCATATCCGCTGAGTTCAGACCATCCGCAGATTGATAATTCTGCACTATTATCTTTTGCGGTATATGTAGCACCGTCAAAATTCTTTGACATATTTTTGAATGGTGCACCATCTTTTTTGGTTGGATATGTAACTTTCTCCCATTTTTCAATTAAGCACTTTGTTCTTTCGATCTGTCTTTTGATTTCTGTCTGAATTCCATCTAAACTATAATAATTCATGATAATACCTTCTTTCTTTAATAATACATTTCCACATTTCTTTTCATTTCTTCTTGCAAGATCATTTCTTGATTATAAGATAATTCATCCCTGGTTAATCCTAAACTATCCAATGTATCAGTTGGATCTTGCATGATACAGAATTCATGATTGGCAAGTTCTTTTCGGATCATTTTTCTGAATTCATCATCTGTTTTTTTCATTTCTGAAAATGAATCTTCTAAGATCTGTTTATATTTGAATAACTTAGTTACTATGTTCTCATTTTTAAAGTAACAGAAACAAACAGTAGAAAAATACTTATATTCTTTCTTTAGTTTTTCGAATTCAGCTTCTTTCTTTTTGTCGGGTGTAAAACCACAATAATACATTGATAAATGATCATATCTTTGTGAGTAATAATTCAAAAGATAGTTATTCTTACGTTGATATTCATCATATGTTGACACTGGAAACAAAAAATCACTATCAAAAAATAGTGATTCATTTAAATGTTTTATGTAGTTTTCTTTTAATTGATACATGTTTGTTGCTGGATGGTGTAACTGATAATCATTAGCATAATAGATATGCTTTTTATTCTTAAAAATAAGAACTGAATATCCAAAGTATTTTCCTAAATCAACAAAGAAACAATCATGTCCATTGATTGACATATGATCAAGTGCTATGTTTTTTACTTCATCATATGTTAATGATTCAATTTCTTTAATATTCATATTTGAATATCTAACAATTTCTAAAATCTGTTTGCAAGCATTGACGTAGCCACATGGAAGTATTTCATCTTTCATAATGCCACCATTAACACGCCATTTCAAATTATCAATCATCATGTCGGGATCTTTGTAAAATTCTTTCATGAATTCTTCAAATGATTCAATGTCATCATTTTTCACAAGGAAGCCTTCAACAAGATTTCTTACTTTTGTTTCGTTTGTCTTATTCATCATCATAATAATATACCTTCTTTCTTGAAATACCCGACTTACATTAAGTTATAAAAGCGGGATTTTAAATAGTTACAAATAAAAAAGACACAATCTTTTTTAGATCGTGCCTTTGGTTTACTGGTTACAATGGCAAGATACCCAACAATTCGGTTGATTGCAAGGGTGTAAACCTTTACCGCCGTTATTCTCCGGGCAATGTTCACAATTGCCAATGTTATTTTCAGAGTACATAAATTTTATATACTCATTTTGTGTAAAGTTAACACCATACACGTTTCTTGTATATGGGCTGTATGCTTTATATACTTCCAACATACCGTAGTAGGCTTTTACACCTACTCTACCGATATTTCTTTTTTCTGAAGGACTTAAAAATAAAGATCCTTCATTGTTTAATTTGTTTTCAAACAATCTTACAACTTTTGTGTTTTCACTTTCTTTTTCATGATTCTCAAAATAATCTAATGGCAAAGATTCAAATGCTGTATACATTTCAATATCGTATTCATGCGTTTCTTTCCCATATGCTTCTAGTTTCATGGAAATTGTATCATCTAACCAATGACCAGCATTAAGACAATACTCTTTCTCATCATCATTTTCTAAGAAGAAATAAATTACAACTTGATTGTTTTTCATCAAAGGGATCTCATAGATTTCTGCATTTGATGGAATATTAACCATGTCCATCAATGTTCTACAAAGATTTAACAGTTCTTTACCATCTTCTTCTGTGCGATCTAGTGCTGAAGGTGGGAAAGAACAGATTTTTTCAACAATTGGCATAAAATTATTTTTATTCATAATTTCCTTCTTTCTACTTATCAGACTTGATAAGATTTTAAAATTTAATAGTTCTATAATGCCGATTAAAGCGGTATGCAAGACAGTGAACAATGTTCATATAATTTGTATACAAATTACTAACTACTAGGGTACAAGCCGTTGGCGTTCATTTATAAATACAAATATACTACTAATTGATATACTTGCCATTGTGCTATAATCAGCACTAACAACCATTAAAAAGTTGTTTAAAGTTTGAACCATGTCTTTTCTACTCTAAGACAAGAAAAGAGTTGCTACAATTTGTTACAAAAAAAACAGAGTATCAAAAAATGATACCCTTAAGTTTAGATCCGTTCATTGTTAAGTTGTTAACTTCACATATAACAAATATATGAAGGTTTGCCAGTTGTACCCTTTACCCGTTATCCTATGATTACGGTTTATTCCCTACTCTGCCACACGGCGTTTACTCATCACGTTTACACTTTTTATAGTGCTTCTATGTATACCCTGGAAGCTTTACCCTCCGTTATCTAGGGCATACAATCCTATCATGATAAAGGACTGAAATCATTCAATTTTTCGCCGTTCATGGGAGATTGTCAAAAGAATTATTGACAATAAAGAATAATATCTGATATACTTTAGTTGCGAAGTAAAGGTATATCTTATATCTTTAAAGGCTTGCTGGAATCATCACGACTTTAGCAAGTCTTTTTTCTTTGCCTAAGTAACCTATATCATCATAGGTAATATATTAAATTGTATAGATTTTTTTCATTTTTATCAGCTCCTTTGAAAGTCTGATTATAAGTTACTTGTTAATTGATTAGCGGTTAAGTCAAGGTTTCAAGTATCGGTTGTTATCCTTGCCCTTAGTGGCTTATCTCTTAACTTGTTTATATCTTAACATATTTGTTAGGTTTTGTCAAGAACTTTTTTGTTTTATCTTGAAACCTTTTATATCTTGTGTTAAGATATAATCAATATTTATTTATGTGATATCCTTATCACAGTTATTATATTAACATATTTGTTAGGATAAGTCAAGAAAAATCTTAACATTTTTGTTAGCTACTTATTATATAGAAAAGGAAGTAAAAATATATGATTATTAATACACAAGATGATATCTTAACACTATTTAAAATGTATATGAAAAATACTAAGCATACACAAGTAGATATTTGTAAAGCATTAAATTTAAAAGATAGCGGTGTAAGTCGTACATTAAAAGGGAAAAACAGTATGACGATAAACACCCTTTTAAATTATGTAAATGCCGTTGATGGGCAGATAGTGTTAGATATTATACCAAAACAAAATGATAATACAGACAATACCAGCAAAGATCAATAATACCGTTTACTCTGCCGTATGCACCTATAAACACTTATACAGCCGTTTAAATGCTTTAGAATGAACGTATGCAAGGATCAGTATTGTTATATAGAAGAAACACGTATAAAACAGTATTATAAACGCAATATATAAGTATATCTATTATAGCATAATGTATGACACTTGCCTATGCCGTAGGTGTACCCTTATATAGTATAGTGTATATGTAGTATATTTATTGATTATGTCTTTAGGTGTATATGGTGTATAGTTATATGTTATGCTATTATATGCACTTGTATAGTTATAGTAGTTTGGATCTAGTTTAATGTGGTAGTATAAGATATACTATCGTGTTATGTTTGTATATGTATTTATTTATGTATGATAGCTTGATCTTGTATGATTGCTATATATTAATTTGTTTAGTTTATATTTTAATTTGTGTATTTGTTGCAAGTGCTGGAAGTCTGCCAAACATCGAACACTTGTTTGCTTAGTAGTGTATCATGGTTTTATTGTGCTGTCAAGTGGTATAGTCAAAAGTTATAGCAAGGTTGGTTGGTATAGAGTGAAGTTATAGGTGGGTGGATTGTTAACTTGTATATGGTTTAGTGGTTAACAATGATATAATGTGATCTGTTTTGATTGTTTGTGATTTTGTTAGATAGAGAAATATTGTTTTGATGGTGCTATGTGGCGTGAAGTTTTATTTTGTGTTGATGGCGTGGATAGACTATCCAACACATTATGTAAAAGTGTTGGATAATAGACAAGTGTATGATAAACAACACTTGTTGTGTAAATAGTCGTTTATTGGTAGTCCGATATCGGACTATAACGACACGTACAATATATTGTACAGTTTGTGTATTATATCGAACAATTATAGTTACGGTATCCAGTACCCTATTACGTAGTATCCTATACTATATGGAAATAGTTGGAAATTATTTGTACTCCTGATCCTGATCTGTCTATAAATTATTTACAATCATTTACAAAATCTATTTGATAAAATTATAGTATTTCAAATAGATTTTTACAATTTTAACCATGTAATTTTTATACCACCAGATCAAAAAACGGGGGTTGGTTTACATTTCAAAAATTGGAAATAACTGTCATTTTAGACAGACGTGTTCAATCACCGTGTCAACAAAAATTTTTCGACCCATGCCACAAAATCATCACTTTCCCAAGCAATTTCCTACACTTTCCTAGATAAACACTTTCTGCTAATCGAAAACATGTCTTCGGAGGCGTCGTCGAGCGAATCGTTTATTATACTACTCTTTTTTCAACGCTCTCAGAACCCCTTCTTTCAAAAATCGCACTTTTCTCAAAAATCAGCCCCATTTTCCCCTTTATTTTCCCCAATTCTCTCGACGACATGTTTTTGTTTTGCGTCATTTCATGCAGATTTCACCTTTAAAAACTCAAGCAATTCCTTATATTTTTCACATCAGATTTTACACAGTTTTACACAATTTATCGAAACATGATTTTTGGCTCTTCTCGAAGCACGATTTTGACCATCAGTATCCTCACAAATCCCAGTAAATCCCTACACAAATTACCTCTCAACCTTTGCACGAAATTACTCCCAGAAAAATGCATGAATTCAACCAATCGTGCTCTAAACCGATTTTATCTCCACAATCAATCGCACAAAATCATCGTCACTTTATCTTTATAATCACTACACCTTTAACCATTTTGCCTACGAAATTGGTGACACCCTATATCGAAGGTTCTCAACAAAGACATGCACAAAAATATATAAATTACAAGAAACCACTTACAAACACTAAAGAAAACAACAACTACCTCTTCTCTCTGATCCCGAGTAAACAAGCAATTTATTGCGCAGTTTAGGAGAGACAGGATAAGCGTCAGCGTTCCTTCTCGACATTGCTACCGCAGGTAAACACCTTACAATCAAAACATGCCACTTCCATTTCTTAGCAGATCATGTTATACTGCCATTGAGGGCTTAGGCAACCCTTGGCATTTATGCAAAAACAGACACAACAAAAGATATTAAGGTATTCAAGTTGACACCCCCAGATAATGTATCGGCAAATGCATTATTAGAATTTATACTCAGGGAAATTTCTCTGGACATATTTTTTTACAATTAACAATCTTTCATTGCAACAAAGTATCTTATATGATATAATCGTGTATATGGCATTGAACAAGACATTCAATGTATTCCATGTATCAATAAAAACAATCCCTCGCAAGGCAAAACATTTTATAAGATGGAATCCCTTGAACTATCAACCAGATTTGTGACAGATAGTGAACACAAGAAATCTATCAATCAGATACTTAACCTTGCAAGCAGGGATTATTTTTATGCAAAAATTATCTTTCATACAGTCCTATAAAAAATCGCACTCTACAGATCATAAATCCATTTTACATGTTTACTCTAATAACTCTCCATGACATACCACAAAATCCATATTTGACTGATATACTTTTCTAAACATTGAGAATCGCATATAATTAGCAGCCACTATCATGTCAGATAAGCAACACCTACCATCATGCAGCAGATTCCCAAATCAGACATCTATCACAACTCATCTTAGATCCAAGACAAAAATATCTCTTATATCTCTTCATTATATCCTTTAAAAAATGTACTCTGAGAGAGCAAATTTCAATTCTACTATCTTACCCAACAAGTTATCGCCAGAACATATAAAATGGAAATTAGTAGCCGATTTCTCGTCTAAACATTGCAAAAGTATCCTAAGTAATTTCACACATAACCTAGCTCTCGCACTCATATCACATAGGGGTACACTTTACATTGAAAAGATCATTGACGGCACAAGTATATATTGTACATGAAAAAGTACAAGGATATTTCCTATGAAAAAATGCACTTGAGAGATCATAAATCAATTTTACACCTCTCCCCTACCAACAATACCAATTTACCTATAGAATGGAAATTCATCACGAAAAGCTCTTCTAAATGTACAGAATCCAGTATAAAGAAAATTACATTCTACCCAGATAAAAATATAACAAACTTCCCTCATTGCACCCGTTGACAAGGTGCAGAAAGTATGTTAAAATACCAATATGCTTAAAAAGAAAATGAAAAAAGAAAGGATATATACCGTGAAGAATATGAGTAATTTCAAAAGTAATTGCAATGAAGAGATAAAATTCTCTTTCAATTTGCCACCAGGTATCACACCAGATATGATATGCCAGATAATCAATTATAGTAATCTATGTAAAGATTCTCTCAGAGAATATATGCTGGCAGATACCAGAAAAGAAATTGCAATGAAGATTCATGATTACTGGAAAGATCATTCTGAGATATTATATCCAAGATCTTCAAGATCATATATGTGGTTGTACTACAATGAGATAGCAAGAAAAAGATTACGGACATTGCAGGAAGAAAATATAAAACAATTATCATATATGATCTACATGATGAAAATAAAGAAAGGAGAAATGAAAAGATGATCAATACAATTATCAAGACAGATAACACAGATAAAAAGAAAAGACAGATGAAAGATCAAAAGAGAAATGAGATGAGCGTCAGCGAACACGGAATTTTTTCGTTGAGTAAGCGTCAGCGACCGAAACAAAAAATAGGTAGGGAATATTTATATTCCCGTGTTTTGTATAGGTAATATGTCCTATATAGATAACACGTCTCTTATAGTTAATATTGTCGGTTGAGCGATTAAAAATTATTTGTCTAGCTATTTAGACGTGTCTATCAAATCAACACCTGTTGTACTTATGCTGAGATTTTGTCTACACACAAGTTAATAACCAAGATAGCAAAGGAGAATTATTTATGAAACAAATTAAACCCGAAGGAAAACGACAGAACTTTCATGTTATTCCACATTTTCTAATCTACAATCCAGAGTTTGGAGAAAAAAGAATATTATTTCAAATGGCGTTAGCAAACAATATGATGTTAAAATGGAATCCAGAAAAACCACCGATTCTTTATAATACAAATTTACTCGTGCGCCAAATGAGCTTTTCACAGAATTACAACTCATCAGGCATCAATGAACAAGTTAAAAAATTTATGAAATTAATTGAAGACAAAGGCTATGTTAAAAAAGTTGCATCACCAATCAAGCAGCTTACATTATATAATGTTCCGAATGAAAACACTGAAGAAAATTTATTCCTACAAAAGAAACATTACGGTATAATTTATAACTTCGAGTTCTTATACTTGCTCCGATTACATAAGACGAATTCAATGCCATATAATACCAGAATATGGAATGTATTACTCGTGTTAGCATATCTAAGATACAATATTATCATGCGAGTTTCAGAAGATTTTAATTCGAAAAAAAATAGAAAGAAAAAACCAGAAACATATGTGAAAACATATGATGATATCGGAAAGGAACTTGGATTACATCGAACTACTATTGAAAAATGTGTTAAGGTTCTTGATGAGGCAGGGATTATCTATCATGAGCAATTATTCAAAACTCTTCCTGGCACTGATAGAGTTGTATATAGTCGAATTGCTTTTACAAATAAATATAAATATGACGGAACTCAAGAATATCGCTTGGATTCCAATTACGATTATAAAAAAGAAATCGAAGAAATTAAATTACAGTTAAAACCTTACGGAGAATTTGGGAAAGCAACTAATGCTTCTTCTGATTTAGAAAACCTTGATTAATCGCTTTGTTGGCAGCATTGTGAGTAATCAAGTAAACACAAATTAAAAATTAACTAAACAATAATATACATAACGAAAGGATCTAACAAATTTTCATGACAAAACAATTAAATACAGAACTCAAAGACTTATTGACTACTTCTGACCGTATCTCATTTGAGAACATGACGCAAGAACAGTTTGCAGTAAAACTTGCAGCACAGAGACTACGAACTACTCCTTCTTCAAAGAAGAGATTAAAAAGAAATGATGGTATTCGAGCAAGAGATAGTACAACAGATACCGTGGTCTATAAGCCAACGCATGACCAGTATTATCGCATTTTTATCAACGATATCTTAAGCAATATTCGATCAGGTGGCACTGATTATTGTTTTAAATGGTATCAGGTTAAAGAGTTGTTGCGGTTTCACAAGCACACGTTGATATGCAAAATGGTCAGAGAAAGCAAGAGTGCCAGTGGCATTTATTTCAAGGTATCTCTTCCAAACGATTGGCGAAAGATTGAGAAGAACATTTTACCAGAACAGTAAGAATGAGCTACTGAAATACATAATAAACACAAATTAATAATTAAACTAAACAAATACATAAATAAGGAGACTTTTAATGAAATCCAGAAAATTTAATAAAGAAAAGTATGCAGAACAGAAGGCAATGAAGAAAAAGAATCGTCCACAGCGCAGTTATAAAAGCCTTGGGACAACCATTGAAATCCCGATTAATCACAGAAAGCATAAAATTTTAGCTACTGCCCGACATAATGATGAAAACGGCAAAGAGGACGAAACATTTACAGTAACGCTTTCAATTGCCAAAGAGACAGGAGATTTCCCAATTTGGCATCAGTTTGAAGATGATTTACAGATCACGGCAAAGAGATATTCTCTTAGAACAGCTCTGATGGCTAAGGTAGTTGAGCTTGAAACAGCTGGTGATCTTGATATACATATTGAATCTGCTGATGCTATCTACAAGCTTCTTGAATGTGCAGGCGACTACCTGAGTGGTAAATCAAACACAGTGGAGGTGCGGTAGAATGATAGTTTTATCTACGATTCTGATTGGCGGTGCCGTACTGTTCTGCGCAGAAATGTGTCGTTCTGCTGCTACCAGAGAAATGATTACGGAAGATATTTATTGCCAGATCAAAGCAGAAAGTTTACATAAGGACGCTTTCAGAAAACCAAGAACTGAAATGGAACGGATGACAGACATGATTTTTGAAGAAAGCGAGGATGATGAATAGAATGGCAAACACAGGATATGTACCAATTTTAATTGTGCATCAAGATAAAAATATTGAATTGGCAGATAAAATAACCGATCAGATTGATGAGATGTTTCAAGATGTTAATGTTGTTATTACTCAAAATGAAGTAAATCAATTAATAACATCTCTTAGTATGTTAATTAAAGTAAATGATACTTCATTCTACTTCCCAACAATTTTAAAATTTCAAAATTATGATAATGATAATCCGTCAAGAGACAAGATGAAATTATCTTCAAGAGATATTGAATATTTATCTCAGATTAAAGTTTTTTATGGCGAAGTTTTTGAAAGTTTACAAACATTAAAAAACCATCAATGTAAATTTATCAAGTGTACGTTCGAATTTCCTCGTATTATACGAGTTTCTAATTGGAATTTTACAGCATCATTAAAGACGTCTTTTTTTGATAAAAATAATGACTATATGTTAATCACATCTGACTTAATTGATACAAGAATCATTCGTACAGATCGTGTGCGTATTACAAAACATATAGAATATACACTGCAACGCCTTGACGATATTGATCAAAGATATGGTGTTTGGAAATCATTATCAAAACTAAAAAAAGATATAAGTAAAGATGAGGAATTGCTTGTTTCGGTAAAAAATATCGTTGAGGCACTACGTGTATATGAAAATAAATTTAATTGCGAACCATATTCATTGCAACTTAGCATTGATGAATTTTCAACAAGAGGCGTGAATATTTCTTTTACATACAAAAAATTTATTATAAGTAAAATTCGTTTAGAAAATCATATTGTAGCTATGGAAGAATTTCGGGATTCAATTTATGAGGCATGGGAAATTTTCAAAGGTAGATTTTTATATCTAATGGAAAACAATATATATAGTGTTTTTGAAGAACTCGTGAATTATTTGAATAAATCGGCAAATAATTTGTGGACAGCAAATATTGTAGTCGAGCCATTTATGGTTTATTTGCATGTTGAAGTAAAACATAATGTGCTCCATGACTGTATTTATGATATCAAAACGCAGAAACCATATTTACCATGGTATGAAATTGATACACAGATTCAGAATATTAGCAATGAAATGACTTTTCATACAGACATTCCTTTGATTTCCAGTGATTTGTTTAATCCAGATGGGTTATCGAAAATTACAAATACTTTTTTATATCAATGGAAACAACCTTTACCTAATACCAATTGGAAGCAATACGTTGCAAATGAACTGTCAAATTGTATAATCGAAAAAATTAACACATCCGATGAGATGCCAATCCGATTCATCGAAAAGAATACAAAGGAGAGTTATGAATGACAAAAAATATTAATGCTAATCCATTGCAAATCCCAAGCATTGATGCAAAAGATTTGTATATTTCAAATCATCAAATTTCTGAGAATGAAGAGAGTGTGAAAGGGTACTCTCTTCTAAGAAAGACAGATCATGGATTTAAACCGAATTTGAGAAAATATATTAACACATATGACTTCAGCTTAGATTTAATTGAATTAAGAAACTATGTTGCCAGTAACGGGAAAAATTTTGGAATTGGTAAAAAGGTTTTTTCATTTTTCGATGAACATGACAATACCAAAGAATACAGCAATATGGTAATAAATGTTACATTTAACTATAGCGTAAAAGAATTTAACAGAATCAAAGTTGATACATATATGAAATTTGGATACGAATTATCTAAAAATGAATTTAAAAATTGTATTTGTAAAGATACTTCAACTGGAGAGATTATAGGGGTCAGAACAAATCGGTGGATTGATAAGAGACTCATATGTGATAATTTACCGCCACAATTTTGCTATCAAGAGAAAATTGATGAAGAAACTTCTGTTCATAAAATTATTTATATTCTAAAAACTTCTACCAACAAAACAATTGTTGATGTTGCAGCTTTAAGAAATATTTTATATAAAGATGGATTTAAATGTGATAGTAGAGATTATGTAAGATTTAAAAGATCGTCAGGAAGTAGCCGTGTTGGCAAGTGTTTATTTATTGAAAAGAATTTATCAAAACATATGCAAAAATGGGGACTGTGTGGACTTGAAGTAAAAGATGGAGAAGAAATTGATCTCGCAGCCCTTGAAGCATATATTGCTCTTCCAACAAGTAGTATCATTGATGTTATTGAAATCGATCCAAAATCAATTTTAATCATTGATGATTATGAAAGTGTTTTTAATGATACTGTGATTGAGACAACGATTGGCGATGACGGTTGGCTTCATACAGATGAAAAAACTATTGAAATACATAACTCAATTTGGGATGGACAGAGTTTGATTGATAAATCTGTTATGGGAGAATATTCTTGTTACGGAATGCTTCTTTTAAGAAATAAATTTTTTAAATCATGTTGCTTTAATACAAATATTCAAAAATGGTTTGAAGATAACAATATTACAGATATTTCACAATTGAATGGTTTTACACTTGCAACAGATGTATCTGAAATTAAGATGATTACAACTCCAAATAGTGTAAAATATTTAAAATTCGGATCAATGGAGCAATGGCTAAACAATTTACCAAGTATGTTCGGGGTTGTAAAACATGAGAAAAAAACGCATTTTTTTGACGGACAAATGGTTCAGTGTCATTATCAGTTATTAAATACATTACAATTATCAAAAAATAACGTAGAAGAATTTTTGCAACCATCTTTTGATTATATGAACAAACTTAACACCGATATTGATGTCTTTAAATATCATATTAAATGTCAGGCGTTGAAAGATGAAAACCCAAAAAATATGAACGACATTATTTATACTATGTTAAGTATATGCCCAGATTTCGAACGTACGGAAATATTTTTGAATTTCAAAAGATCGTTGATAAAGGCATACCGCAAAAATTTAAAAAAGGGACATGTACTTGTCAATGGTAATTATTCTGTATTATTTGGAAATCCGATCGAAATGTTGAAATCTTCTATTGGTGAATTTAATCCAACTATTTCGACTTTAAACAAAGGAGAAATATATAATACTAGATTTTTAAACAATCAGGAATTGTTGTGTTGTAGAAGTCCACATGTCACAATTGGCAATATTCTTGTGGCAAAGAATACTCGTGTTAATGAAATTGATACCTATTTTAATCTAACTGATGAAATTGTTTGCTTAAATTCAATTAACGATAATATTTTAGAACGGTTAAGCGGATGCGATTTTGATTCAGATCAAATGTTGATCACAGATGATCAGATTTTGTTGAATGCAGCCAAAAAAAATTATTCTGTATTCAAAGTTCCAACATCGAATGTTCATGCAAGAAAAGCTAAACGATATTTTACACCAGAAGATCAGGCAGACCTTGACATTCGTACAAGTAATAATTTGATTGGAGAAATTATTAATCTATCACAACAATTAAATAGTCAGCTGTGGGATAAAGCCAACAATAGTGAAAAAAGTATTCAAGAATTATATGATACTGACACTGTTTTTCGAAGACTGTATTTTGATATTTGCCAGTTGGATGTTATGTCTTGTATTGAAATTGATAAAGCAAAAAAAGAATTTGAAATTGATTCCAAAGCTGAAATTAAGCGTATTCAAAACAGGCACATTAAATTAGATAAAGAAACTGGATTAAAACAACAAGCTCATTTTCTTGGAGTAATTTCTCAGATAAAAGGGTACGAAGGCAAGAAAAATGTAGTATATAAATTATGTAAAACCACTATGGATTACCTTGAGGAAACGATTGATGATTTTAGTCCAGCAAGACGTAAAAATAAAAAGATATTACTTTCAAGTTTGTTCAAACCTAAAAATTTTAACAAAGAGTTAATTATAAAACCACAAATAACTTTAATTTTGAAACAACTTGATACATTGTATACGTCTTTGATCCAAATTATGAAGTTAGATAATTATACTTATTCTTATAGTGTAAAATGTAAAATGATTCAAAATAAGAAATTTGAAACATATGAATTGTTAAAAAAATATACAATTAATCAACATACTATGTATCGATTACTAAAATATATAGACAACGATAAAATTACAGCAAAAAAATATTTATTTGAATTTTTGTTTTATTATTCAGATTTAATCAAAGAATATAAAAATAAACTTTGTGTGCGTAACGTAAATCTACGTGTTCAAAATGAGACTAATGAATATGACGTTTCCTTATATGGTATGAGATTTAAGAAAGAATTTTAGTAAAAAAACGCCAAAAATTATCCCCTTTTTATTTTCGGACACCGTCTAAACCCAGTGTTTATGCGGTGTCTAGGGTTTCTGTTAAATGGAACTATAGGAAGAAAGATTAATCAGAGCAGATAAACTCTCAAGATACCAATAAGCCCATGTGGACTTATGCTCACGCTGTTTGCAGCTAAAGAAATTTCACACCGTGAGTTCCGAGGTCTATGTCATCAAAAACAAAAAATCAGAGATGGTATCCGAGACTTGCAACTGTTCTATTAATAAATAGACCTCCAGAGGAAACTTGTAAAAGCAACCAAAGGAGAAATCATGAAAAAGAAAATTTCAATTATCACATTAGTTATGGCAATGTTGCTGGCAGTCGGTGGATTCACTACTTCTACTTCTACTGCTGTTTCTGCGAAAAATAAAAAAGTCAAATGTTTGGGGACATATAAGATTACTGCATACTGCGGTTGTCGGTCATGTTCTGGCAGTTGGGGAAATCGAACTGCTTCAGGTCGCAGAGCAAAACAAGGCAGAACCATTTCTGTTGATAGGAGAAAAATTAAATTAGGTACTAAGGTCAGAATCAATGGACATGTATATCGTGCAGAGGATGTTGGCGGAAGTGTCAAAGGGAAACACATCGATATGTACTTCTCTTCTCACTCACAGGTCAAGAGATTCGGCAAAAAGTACCGTAAAGTATATGTGGTAAAGTAACAAAAAGCTAATTTTATCACACGTAAGAAATATCGCCTATAGAGCATTAATGAAGATATTTTGGTGAGCATGGGACGCCATGCAAAACACAGAGGTATAAAGCTCGTATGTTTGGGGCTTGCGTATAGACATTTACCATAGAATTTACAGGAGCAATATAACTCTGATTTCAAATGTGTTGGACGCCTTTTAGTGCATACGCAAATTATTTGTCGGTAACTCATGTACACATCAAGTAGTGTACACCGACTAATGGATATTTTCTCGGATAAATACCGAGCCTCCATTTATTATTCTGGCAGGTGGCGAAATGTCATCTGTACATTATATTAAAGGAGAAAATAATTATGAATACAACAGCAATTACAACATTCAATAACGAAGAATTTGGTAATGTGAGAACTCTTACAATTGATGGAGATCCTTGGTTTGTTGGCAAGGATATTGCAGAATGTCTTGGATATTCTAAGGCACGAAATGCTATTTCTTCCCATGTTGATAACGAAGATAAAAAGGACGCCCCAATTCAGGGCACCCTTGGCGGAACACAGACGATGAAGGTTGTTAACGAATCTGGCGTTTACTCTCTTATTTTTGGAAGTAAACTGGAATCCGCTAAAAAGTTCAAGAAATGGGTTACATCTGAAGTTTTACCGTCTCTTCGCAAGACTGGTACATATACAGTAGTGGCGACTCAACCGAGTGCAACTTCTTCTATTATTGTTCAGCCAATGAGTGATATCGAATTGCCGAAAGCAACGAATACTTGGTATCTTAAAAACAGAAAACGTATAAGAGAACTATGTGATCTCATGGATATCGAACGCAGAACACTATATCATCTGATTCTTACGGAAATCGGCAAGACAATTGACATTGAGCAATCAAAATCAATCTATACAAGAGATCACGGGTTTCCACCAGAATTCATCATGGATGTTGTTGGTTATTTCACTAAGATGCAAGAAATTGCTGATGAATATCTTGACAGATTATTAGAAAAATATGAGTCTTTGAATTCAGATAATGATGAAGAAGATGAAAGTGTATAGTAATTTACCATATTATAAAACATTGCACCTTGCGTGCCCAACAAGAAATGAAGTGATCCGACTAAGATCGGTGGATTTATGCTATTAGCTGATAAAAGAAAACACAAATCGTTGAAAGAGTGATGCCGAAGTACAAGGTGGAACTCGTGTAGAAACTTGCGATACTCTAATCCAAGGTGTTTTGGTCGCACAAGAAATGTGTGTCTTTTTGATGGAGTTGTCTACAAAAATTACACAATTAAGTGTATGGCATATTCTGGAAATGTTATATTTCGCTTATTGTATGAATAAGTATGCCAAAAGTGAGGAGGAATCACTCACTAAAATTTGTGTTAGTTTTGTTGAAATTAATACAGATACAGAATGTGCATGTGGCAGAGCTGGTTTAATGCACCTGATTGCTAATCAGGCTTACGTGGGAATGCACGTAACAGAGGGTCGTAGCCTCTCATGCACGTTTCAGCTGCGATAAGCCTAATTTTGGTAAGGCAGTAGTCTTGAAAACTACTAGTAGCCGTAGTGATACGGTGTCTCAGTTCGAGTCTGAGTCGCAGCGCTAGTTTGTCCTGTGATGTCTTTCGAGCTCACGGGCTTATATCCCTGTTTATCCCGCTAAGGAGGCGGATCTGACTGTAAATCAGATGGCTTCGGTCACGAGTGGGTTCGATTCCCTCAACAGGGACGACTAGATCTGAGAGGCATACGATGCGCAGATCAAAAAAATATGCGAATGCCCTGATGGCTGGTGAATATTGGTAACCTGTACCTCTACTGATATTCTGATGGAGTTCATCACTTCAGTTCGCCCTAGAAAAGCAATACTTACACACTGTTGCTTTTTAGAAATATGTATTGTCTCGCCAGTGTGTACGTATGAGAGGCAAATACATATTCGTTATTGACATGTAGCTCAATTGGACAGAGCACAACGCTACGGACGTTGGTGTTGCAGGTTCGATTCCTGTCATGTCAGCTCGATTGGCTAGTAGCTCAATGGTAGAGCACACGGCTGTTAACCGTGCGGTTTGCAAGTTCAAGTCTTGCCTAGCCAGCTTTCCTACATACCTCAGAGGCTAGAGGGTCATCACAGCAAGGATAACATTAGATGAAAGTCGCTGGTTCGAATCCAGCTGTAGGAATTTTGTATTTTATACAAAAATACCCAAAGGGATATAGTGTAGCGGTATCACAAGACACTTTGACTGTCTCGAGCCTAGTTCAAGTCTAGGTATCCCTGTTTGCAGAATGGAGAAGTTTGGTCTATCTCGTCAGGTTCATGCCCTGAAGATCGGCGGTTCGAATCCGTCTTCTGCTATTAAAAATCATCATAATAATTCATTTAGGCTGAGACATTCGTGTCCCTACCATTTCTTGCGCAGTGGCGTAATGGTAAATAAACGAATAGATGAATTATTTAAAATTAAAAGTAAAACTAAACCTAATTATTTAGAGCAATGTATGGCTGAATTTTATTTTAACAATTAATTATAAGAGGATAGCTAAACAGTTACTATTGTGTTTTGAAGGAGATTGTGTATGGAAGAAATTTGGAAAACATTAAAATATCACGATCAAGTATATAATAGATATGAAGTATCTACTTTCGGAAATATTAGACATAAGATAAATAAAATCAACAGAAAATTTTATCTTGATAAAAAGGGATATTGCAGAACTAGCATATTTAATGGATATGTCAATAATAAACGAAAAATAAAAAATATTATAGTTCATATAGCTGTTGCTTCGACCTTTATCGATAACCCAGAAAAGAAAAGCACAGTTAACCATATAGACGGGGATAAGGCAAATAACCATGTTGAAAATTTAGAATGGGCTACAGTATATGAACAAATACAACATGCGTCATTTGTTTTAGGTTATAGTAAATTATATTCCGATACAATGAGGAAAACATTTTCAAAGAAAACTGCTCAATACAATAAAAATAATGAATTAGTAAAAATATGGAATAGTACCAGAGAAATTGAACGATCATTAGGATTCAGGCACGAAAATGTAGCTGCTTGTGCAAGAGGAAATAGAAAAACTGCATATGGATATAAATGGCAGTATGTAAAAGAAGCGTAATGTCACTATTGATCGTAGGTTCAAATCCTACCTGTACAATCAAAGAGCTGTTTGATTGGCAGTTCTTTTTCAACAAAGATTTTTCTCATTGTTAGCATATAGTGGATGGATATTAATTCATCCGCTACTCCTTTCTGCTGTCGTAGCTCAATTGGTAGAGCAGTCGCCTTGTAAGCGACAGGTTATCAGTTCAAGTCTGATCGGCAGCTTTCCAAATCCAGTAAATATGTACGACGACTGCCATGTGCAGCGTCAAGCATCACTGGAAATATTTTAAGAAATGGAGGGATCTTCTATAATTAAGATCACCAAAAATGAAGCTTTCTATCTTCGCTCAAAAGGATTCAAGGACAAATCTGATATTCATCAGACGTATTCTGGACATCCTACTTACTATGCAAGTGAGAAAAGAAGCGTAATGAAAGCTCTAAAGAAATATAGAGAAAGATAGGTGTTCTCTATGAAGAAAAAACAAAACAATATTAGAGTATCATTTGTAGATGAACCTGCTGCCATGGATGTTACTGGTTCTATGGTTTATGTAAAAACAGATACTCACAACATTTTGATTGATGCTGGCTTACATCAGTCAAATAGTAAATACGATGACTTTCTTGTAAATAAGAGAAGGTTCAAAGAATTTAAGCCAAAAGACATTGATTATATCTTTATTTCCCATCTCCATGCGGATCACGTATTTTTAAGCCCAAGATTATATAAAGAAGGATGTTCTGCAAAAATGATTGTTGCACAAGACAATTATCGAATTATGCATCGAATGGCTGAAGATTCTGCTTATATCATTGAAAGAGATATAGAATTAATTAACAATCAACATGGGAAGAATTATGACCCATTGTATACTATTGAAGATGTAGAACGCACAATGAATTATGTTTCTGAATATCCTGTTATGGAAAAGATTGTTGTTGATGATACTTTGTCATTTATGCTTATTCCAAACGGACATTTGCTTGGTAGTGTGCAAATTTTATTGTATCTCAAACAGAACAACATTGAAAAGACATTACTGTTCACAGGTGATATTGGAAATTCTAAAGTTCATAATTATTATGTCAATAAGTTTACTCCTGTTGATCATGCAGATTTAGTCATTGGAGAATCAACTTATGGAGATCGTCCTGATTTAAAAACTGGACAAAAAGAAAGAAATAATGATATCGAAAAATTATTTTCTATTATTACACAACAGGTATGCGAAATGCATGGACAGGTAATTATACCAACTTTCGCAAATCACAGACTCCAATTTCTTACAACAATGATTTACCAGGTCATGAAAGATTATGATTTTCCTTATAAAGTATATATTGATACACCGTTAGGAATTGATATTTTCAACGAATATCGCAAAATCTTATCTGGCGATGAATTAAAATTGTTTGATGAAGTCCTAAATTGGGACAACTTGATATTTGTGCGTGACGCAGAATCCAGTAAAGCATTGGTACATAGCAATGAACCATGTGTAATATTATCTACGTCTGGAATGTGTAATAATGGTAGAATTAGACACCATTTGAAAAAAGCAGTTCCAAATCCTAATGCTACTGTTCTATTTGTAGGATTCAGTACGCCAGGAAGTTTAGCTGCATTACTTAAAGACAAAAATGTTAAATCTATCTCTATAGATAATAAACAATATACTTGTAGATGTGCAAGTTTCTCACTCAAATCTCTTAGTGGACATGCTCCATTCTGCCAACTTCTTGATTACTACTCTTCTATTAACACAAATCGAATTGTATTACATCATGGATCAGAAAAAGCAAAGTTAACATTAAAAGAGAAATTAACTTCTGAACTTGAAAAGAAATGCAAAAGTACACGAGTTATTATTGCAAATTCAAGTTTGAAAATTTCATTATAGAAAGGACTGTTGAATATAGAATTCGAACTTCCAATTAAAGATTTACTAAAACAATTTGGCGGTGGACTGCCAGATGTAGTAGATTATCAGTATTATGTAAATTTACAGCAGCGCAGAATTATTGTAAATGAAGCCATTTGCGATACCATCCTTGAAAGTGCTGTTCTCCCACTTATTGAGATGGATAATGATGGTTCTGGAGAACCTATTACAATTATTCTTGATTCACCTGGTGGCGACGTATATAGAGGATTTAATCTTGTTGATGTTATTGAAAAGGTTAAAACTCCACTTACGATTCACATTATGAGTATGGCAGCCAGTATGGGGCTACATATTGCTATGGCAGGACATAATAATCCAAATGTAAAAACCGTATGTCATCCATTTAGCGTAGGTTTACTTCATAGTGGATCAGAATCTGTTAGCGGAACAGCTCATGCTGTAAGAGATTTATTTAATTTTTCGCAGAAATACGAAGAGAAAATTAAACAGTATGTACTTTCACATTCTAATATTGATGAAGAAATGTACGAAAAAGTATATCGTCAGGAATTATGGCTTGATGCAGATGAAATGCTTCGCCTTGGAATTGTAGACGAAATCATTTAATTTTTTATTCATAAAAATGCTTAAACTACCTCTATTTACACTATACCACATTTTCAATCAAGTGTGTAGAGGTATTTCACAAATAATTAAAAAAATTCACATTAGTTTAAAGGAGGATAAATATGGCTAAAGCTTTATCTTATAAAAAATCTACTACTGTCACAGTTAAGGCGGCAGGTTATGTAGACATCGAAAAAGGAGTTATTGAAACAGAAGAAGGAAATGTATCTTTCAAAGATTTATTAAAAGACTTTGATGGAAAATATGGTGAATTTCAGATGAAAGAAAAGACTGATGAAGATCTGGAATTAAACGTACCTTCTGATGAAGAATAGATTGGAGTGAAGATTTATCAGTATTAATTTTGAACAAGAATTAGCAAAAATCGGATTAACTCCAGAAACATATGAGGCTGTCTGTGCAGATATTGATTCAAAACTTGACGGTGTAGTTGATATCGACTGGCAGGAAATTAAAGAAAAATATCATGTACAATGTGCAAGCGATACAATTCGTAAGTCCTCTTCTACTCCATTTGGTGGTAGATTCAGAGATGCTTATTTTCGCAGCAAGCAAAAATCTGGTAACGATGAAAAATCTGAAGATCAGTTATTATATGAAAAAATTCGTAAGGAACGACAGAAATTACAGACAGTTAATTTAGAGAGAAATCGTATTTCTCGCCAAGAAAGTCGTTTTGAGCTGTTCAATGAATATGTGGCTGAAGCAATTCAGATGCTACCAAACCCAGACTTCAAACCTCTGAGAGTTGAAGATAAATCTAAAGGATATGTGCTTTCTATTGCAGATATTCATTATAATGCAGTATTTAAGAGTGTTAACAACGAATACTCTCCAGAAATTTGCATTGAAAGATTTCAAAAATTATTATCTAAGACCATTGTGCTGATACATAGACTTGGCATTTCTAAACTCAAAGTCGTCACATTAGGTGATGATATTCAAGGTATCTTACGTCTTACTGACGTTAAGCTCAATGACTCTGCCGTTGTTAAGGCAGTTGTTGATATCTCAAAAATCATTTCACATTTCTTAAATGAATTATCCAAATATGTTGAAATTGAATATTATTGCGTAGGTCGAAGCAACCATAGCCAAACACGACCTATAGGAACAAGAGCTTCTGAATTATGTGCGGAAGACTTTGAATATATTATTGGAAATTATATCAATGAATGTTTGGCAAATAATGATCGTGTTGAAGTACATCTTGATCTAGAATCTGATTGTATTCATATTCCTATCGCTGGCTTTAATATGGTTGCAATGCATGGACACACATTAAGAGGAACTGATAGTGCCATTCAAAATATGGAATCTATATATAACGAAGATATTGATTTCTTATTGGTTGGTCATTACCACGGAATGCTTGAAAAATCTCTAAGTGAAGGTATTACATGCGATAAAGAAATTTTAGTATGTCCAAGCTTTGTAGGTAGTGATCCTTACGCAGACAGTATTTTTAAAGGGTCAAAGAGTGCTTGCAAGTTATTTGAGTTCACAGAACGTGAAGGGCATACAGCATCATTCAAGATACAGTTAAATTAGCAATTCGGCAGTCATTTTTTAGGATCAATCTCTCAAAACAGGTCGGACAGACTGCCTATTATGAGCAGAGGATATTACTTCTTCTGCTCCATTTCTATAAATATTTATGGGTACTCAAAAGTGAGTAGTCGTAGAAATTAGTTAAAAATAAAACATTAATCACAAAAAGGAGAATCGAACTATGATTACAGCAAAAGAATTAGTAAAATCAATCGCAACAAAGAAAACAGAAACTGAAGGACGTAAAGTAACTCAGATCGAAGCAAAAGAAGAATTAGATAGAGTTGTTGAATGCATCGTTGATGCAATTGCATCTGGAGAAGGTGTTCGTTTAATGGGACTTGGAACATTTACTGTTGAAGATAAACCAGCTCATGTTGCAAGAAATCCAAGAACAGGTGAAACAATCAATGTTCCTGCTAAGAAAGCTCCAAAATTCAAAATTTCTGCTTCATTAAAAGATGCAGTAAACAAATAAGATTGGAGTGATTGTTATTTCTTATAAAGATAAATATAACAAATATGAGGATTTGAATATTACAGATTTCGAAGACCAAATTGAGCTTTTATTTACAGTTAACGATCAATTGGTCGATGGAGATAATTGTGTAGATATCATTGCAAACGCTGAGACAATTCGTTATATGTTGTCCATTGCAATGTCAGAACTTGACTATGCTCCACATAAGATTAATATGGAAAAAGACGATGCCACATATTGTCTTGAAATGTTTGATGATGGAAGTCTGAGAGTTTTCTTATATGATAAATATAATGATTCTTTACAGGGAACTTCCATTTATTTATATCAAGAAGAGGTTGCCCAGGATATTGTAGATTTTGTATTGAACTTCTACTCTGATTCTGATATCTGGCTTTTTGGATATGAAGACGAGGACGATATTCCTATCAGCAAGGAAGATGTATCTGATATGGATATCGTTGCTAGAATTATGGAAGATAAACATTTTGAAGTTTTGCCAACTATGTTGCCTTTCGAGTATCTGTTGAAGGATCTTTGGAGATTTTAATGCTATGAATTATATGCAGTAGGTGACTAATATCATCTACTGCTCTTCTATTATATAAGGAAAGGAGGGACTTATGGCAAGAGAATTAACGCCAGAAGAATTGGTAAAAGCCCCAATGTACATCAATAGAGACGTGCAATTTGAGATGCCAAGGCGATCTACTAGAGTAGATAAAAAATATAAATGCACATGCTGTGGTAAGAGTTGGGATAATCAGAGAAGCCATTTCGCTAAATCTCCTTCCCCTTTATACCAGAGTAATGATGGATATATCAACATCTGTAATGATTGTATGGACTTATATCTACAGAAATTGATTAATTATTATAATGGAAATGAAGTCCACGCAATTAAACATGTATGTCAGCAATTTGATGTAGTATTTCATATTGATGCATACAAAAATGCAAAGGTTGAAAATCAACCAATTACATTTTCACAATATCTTTCAAAGCGTAATCTTCATCAAACAACAAAGGTTGGTAATACATATCTTGACGGAATGAAGACGAAATTTTATGAAGATGGATATGATCATGTTATGAGTGCAGAACAAGCAGTAAATGATGATAGTATATCTATTTCTGGTTCAGCTACTAAGAGATGGGGTGCTGGATTTACACAAGCAGATTATAAAAATCTTGACGAGCATTATAATATGCTAAAAGACAACAATCCAAACATTGATCAGAATCAAGAAATCTTCGTAAAATCGTTATGCAATTTATACATGCTACAAATACGTGCTCTACAGGCAGGCGATTCAAAGAAATATATCGACCTTAGCAGCCAGTATTCTAAAACATTCAACGATGCAGGTCTAAAAACAGTTGAAGAAAAAGATGAAAGTCAAAATACTACTCTTGGAGTAACATTGGGTACTATATCAAAATATACGCCTGAAGAATTTTATAAAGATAAACCATTATATGAAGATTATGATGATTTGGCAGACTATGTGGACAGATTTATGCTACGTCCATTAAGAAATTTACAATATGGATCTTCTGATAGAGATAAGGAATATTTCATTCCTGATGATGAGGATTTAGACGATGAATAAACAAGTAAGTAAAAAGACCGCTGCCAGACGTCTTAGTAAAATGATTGAACAGTTTCCTGCCGACGAATATCAAAAGGATTTGTATAAAAAATTCCCATCTACGCACTATTTAAGCAATCCAACAAATGTTATGCATACATTGGCATGGTGTACGTTTTTTAGGAAAAATTTACACAGATTTGTACAAGACTACTTAGAAATTCCAATATATACATATCAACAATTGGCATTATATTATATGGGTGTTTCTAACTCAATTTGTATTGTTGCAGCACGTAATGATGCAAAATCATTCTTAATTGCCCTATATGCATGTTGTAGAGCTATTCTTTATCCAGGATCAAAAGTTGTTATTGGTTCTGCTACTCGTGGACAGAGTAAATTGATTATTACCGAAAAAATTCAAGGTGAATTAATGGTAAAATCGGCTGTTTTAAGAGCAGAAATTGAATATGTTAAGACTAATGGACAAGACGTTGTTGTAAAATTTCATAACGGATCTACAATTAAAGTGTTTACAGCAAATGATAACGCCCGTGGTATTCGTTCAAATGTTGCTATTAGGGAAGAGTTTAGGCAGATCAAGAAAAATATTGAAGATAATGTCATTTCCCCATTTCAGATGGTACGTCAGCCAGGTTATATACAACTTCCACAATATAAAGATAATCCAGTTTTAGCGAAAATCTTGCAAGAAGACCCTGTTGATATCTATATTAGCTCATCTTGGCAAGATCCTACACATTGGATGTGGACAATTGTAGATATGAATTATGAATTAATGCTGAAACACGGAAAAGGTATGCTCTTAGCATTTGATGAAAGTATATGTCTAAAACATGGATTTAAAACAAAACAACAGTTGATCAAAGAAAAGAAAAAACAAGATCCTACCAGTTGGAAGGTAGAGTTCTTAAATCTTAGAATCAAGGAATCTGATTCTGCATATTTTACATATTCTATGCTGATGAATCGGCAAATTTCAAAACAAGTCTTTTATCCAAGAAACAATTTGGATGTTCAAATCAATAAGAAAAACCGCTATGCAATCCCTAAACGTGACAATGAGGTAAGAGTTATCGCAGGTGATATTGCATTCGTAGCAGGTTCTCAGAACGACAATTCAGTTTATTCTTGTATTCGTGCTATCCCAGAAACAATGACGTATGGCGATAAGCAAATGGAACAAGGATATCGTAGACAATTCCCTTATATAGAATCTAACCAGATAGGCGACACAACAAAACAGGCAATTAGGATACGTCAGTTATATGAAGATTTTAACGCTGATTATATAGTAATTGATGTGCGCAACGGAGGTTTGCAAATTTTGTATTCTTTACAAAAAGTTCTATACGATGAAGATCGTAGTGTTGAATACGCCCCATTAAAATGTATGAACAACGATGAATACGGTAGATTGTGTCAAGATCCAGACGCAAAACCATGCATCTATGCTATCAATGGTACACAAAACCTGAATAGTGATATTGCAATGAACTTCAGAAAGAATCTGGTTGAAGGAAAAATTGATTTTCTTGTTAACTTTGAAACTGCAAAAGAAGAAATTCTTTCTAAGAATAAGGAATACAGACAAGCTATCGAAGTTGATGATGTGTTTGATTTTGAGCGACCATTCTTGGAAACTCAGGCACTTGTAAGCGAATGTGCAGAATTACAATATGAAAAATTAACTACAGGTGGTATCCGAATTAAGGAACGTGGAAACAACCGAAAAGATAGATATTCTTCATGTAGCTACGGATCATATTTTATAGACCAGCTGGAATTAGATATGGCAACTACAGATGAAGAATACGGATACGCAACATTTATCAATTAATGGAAGGAGGTATGATGGAAGAAAATGTAAAACAAGACACTACATATGAATACAACAGTTATCAATATACAGCAAATGATATATTTAATGCTATTTTTCAGTGTGGTGTTTATGATTATTTTAATAAAGAAGAAATACGCAGTGTTTTAAGAAATCCAATTGAAAACCATGAAACCGCCATTAGATTGTCAAATTTTGTGTATACAAAAAACGGAGTTGTTACAAATTCTGTTGACTATATGGTTGCGTTGCCATGTCTTGATAGTATATTAATCAATAAATCGAAAGCAAAAAAGAAAAACAATAACAAGGCAAAAAATAATAAACGCTTAATGCGTTCTACTCTTGAGACAATCGACGACAAACATTTCATTAGAGATGCATTACATACCGAGATGTTAGATGGAATTGCATTTTATTACTTCGAAACCAAAGTAAGACCATCAGATATTGATCATACAAAATACATGAATGATTTTGATGTTGAGCGTATTATGGAGATAAATGACATCGGTGTCAATGTCTCTATTATTTCTTTGCCTTGGCAGTATTGTAAAATTGTTGGTAAGAAAAATGGGCGATTTGTTGTTGGTTTTGACTTGAGATATTTTGATGATTTCACAGACGATACACGGGAAAGAAAACTTAAAAAGTATCCAGAAGAAATCAGGAAAGGGTATTACGATCGCAAGAAAAGTAATGGCGTAAACGGCAATTGGTTAATATTAAATTCGGATAAAACAATGTGTAGAAAAATCAAATGCAAAGACTCAGAACCTTGGGGAAGATCATTGGTTATTGCTGCTCTTGAGGATGTACTATATAAAGATTATTTTACAGACACAAAACGAAATGTTCTGGATGACATGAACAATAAAGTTGTCTATCAGACATTCCCAGAAGGGAAAGAAAAAGGACTTTGTGCTTTAACCAAAAAGCAACAGGAAGCCCAACATAATGATGTTAAAACCGCTGTAGTTAACAAAAACAACAAAGGTGGATTAAGTTTCATTAGTGTTGCCGCAGGAACAAAGATTAATTCTTTAGATGTTTCTACAGATATTTTTAATGATAAAAATGAATCAAATCTTAGCAATCAAATCTCTTTGGATTTAGGTATTTGCGCTTCTTTACTTGGTGCAATGGAATCAGGTAATTTTGGAGCTGGAGCGAATAACCTCGAAATGATCACCGCCCAAGTATATACATGGGTGTATGAATGGCAAAAAGAGTTAAATTACGTCATTAACAAAAATGTCATTAAAGATCAAAACAATCCAGTGGAAGTTTACTACTTCCCTACTTCTTTTGTAAACCGCAAAGCATTCTTTGATATGTGTAAAACATTATATTCAGAGGCAAGCGGTTCCTTATCTTATCTTGTCGCTAGTGCAGGAATAAATCCAGAAGCATATTTTAATGTGTTAGATGAAGAAATTGAAGATGGTATTTATGAACGCTATTTACCTCACTTAACATCAAGCAATGTTTCAAAAGATGATCAGGTTGGTGGTCGCCCAATGACAGATACCCCAACCAAAAATACTATTTTAAGTAGAAATAATAACGGGAACAACATCCCAAGTCCGAGCGACTCTAAATAAATATCAATAATGAAAGGTCGATTTTATTTAATCGGCTTTTTTGTTATACAAAACTTTTTAAAGGAGGATACAACATGGCAATCGTAGAGTTATCTGAAAAGAAATACAAGAATGGGCGTAGACCATTTAAAGCCGTATTGTACGAATTACAGCCTCCTGAATCAGTAGAAAATGGTATCGGAACAAAATACAACAAAAATGGAATTACCTTTTTAGAGGAATATTGTGCGCCACAGCTCGGCAGTATCGCAGATATGAGTGTTCGTGTTGAATTTTTAGATGAAAACAGAACAATAATCTGCGGTCACGGAGAAACTGGTGTCAACGAAGATGGCTTAATAACATTTAGAAATGCAAGTGTTGTTGGACATTTTACAAGAGGCTATATTGACGACATTGATTACGAAGGTGAAACAAAGAGATGTGTATGCGGTGAAGGATATCTTGATGAAATGTGTTATCCAGAATTCGTTGCAAATCTTGAAGAAGACCTTAACAATGGCGTTACCGTAGAAGGTAGCGTAGAAATTTTCAAAGCAAAAGGTAATACAGGAATTGTTTATATGAATGGATGGAGAGAAACAGGGAGAATCCCTGTGGAATTTATTCACTCTGGTTGGGATATGGTAATGAACCCAGCTGATACTTCTTCTATTGTATTGGAATTAAACGAAAATCAAAACAAGGAGGACAAACAGAAAATGGACGGAACAATTGATATGAAAGAAATCACTTCTGCTATCAAAGAAACAATTTCTGAAATCAATTCTAAAGAATCTGCATTAGAAGAGAAAATTTCTGAGCAGAATTCCGTGATTGAGCAGAAAGATTCTGTTATCGCAGAAAAGGATGTAAAGATTTCCGAACTTAATGCAAGTGTCGAAAAATTGCAGAAAGCTCTTGAAGACACAAAGACAGAGAATGAGACAGCATGGGAACAGATCGAAATTCTTAGAAAAGAAATTGCAAAAGCTAAAGTTGCAGAAAAATTAGGTGAAGTTGACGAAGCTTTAAGCGAGTTCAATGAAGACGAAAAAGCAGTCGCAAAAGAAGATATCGACAAATTAAAATCTGATATTAACTCTTGCGAAAATATTGACGAATTAAATGAAATTGCTTCTGAAGTTAACTCTATCAAATCTAAGATTTGCATGAATATTGTAGCACAGCAGAAAGCAGCTGAGAAGCAGGCATCTGCCACAGAGCCTACAGCAGAAACAAATTCAGAAAAAGTTGAAGACATCTTTTCTGAGGTATGTGAATCTATCGAAGTTGTTGATGATGACGAAGATGTAAGTATTTTTTAATAAGGAGGATAGATAAAAATGATTAAATTCCGCAATATCTCTGAAATCGAGAAATTATACCCATATGTAAAAGCTGTTGCAGGAACGGATGTTTATAATGGCGATTTTGGAACAGTAACAGAAGGTACATTTGCTTTAGCCGCTAACGCTAAACAGGTAGTAATGAATATTGAAGTTGGTGACGACGAAGGTTTAGACAGATACTTTATCGCAAAAGGATCAGATTTAAGAGTTTTAGATCTTGATAAATTAGATGGAAAAGAACTTGAAATTTATGGAAAACAGATTCCTACTGGGGTGGCTAAAGGTGACAAGTTAAAATCTACAGCAACAGGGGATCTTGTTAAAGGAGCTACTGCCGCACCATATGTAGAAGTAACTGAAATTATTGGAAATCACAAAGGCATTGTTGTAGGAGTTGTTGCTTCTGCTCCAGCTACACAGTCAGTATCAAAATAGTTAATTGAAAAAGGAGGATAGTATAAATGTATACATTTGAATTAAACAACGAACGTAAGGATGCGAACTTTGCGAGCGGTCGTGTGTCTACAAAATCTCCTGTAGTAGAAATTTTCTCTGCAATGAGAGACGGAAAAGACTTAGCGCCTTTCGGAAGAAAAGCGGATCAGGCTGCTAATTATATTAAAGAATTAAATAGTAAAGCTTCTGCTGGTGATTTATCAGCAGTTTCTGAATTAAATGAAATCAGACGTTTCTCAATGGAACCTCAGATTCTTCAAGAAGCTAAATTATTAAGCATCTATGGAAATTATAAAGCAATCGGATATAACGATTCTTGCGAAGTTGAAATCCCAGAATTTGTTGGAAACCCAGCAAACAAACAGGCTTTAGGTCAGGATGTTAACTTCCCAGTAATCAGAAAGAAAAGAACACCTATCGCTACAGTAGCTATTTCTGCTGGTTATGCAGTAGATTATAGAAAAGCTGCTATTGGTGACATGAGCGATGAAAACGAGTTAAAGAATCAGATCGCTATTCAAATCAGAAACAAAGCTGCTGCTTATGTTGTAGAAACAATCTACAAAGCAATCAAACATGCAGATGGAGTTAAATACTTCTTCGAGGGAGACGGATTAACAAAAACTGGTGTTGATGGAGTTATCACACCTGTAAGACGTTTTGGAAAACCAACTATCACTGGTGATTATGCTTTAGTTTCTCAGCTTAATGCATTCGCAGGATATCAGGGAACAACACCTGCTGTTACAGGTATCTCTGAAGCCGTTATGAAAGAAATCCACGATACAGGATTAATGGGAATGTACAATGGTGCAGTTGTTTCTGAATTACCAAACCCATATGATACTTCTCTGATGAATGCAGCTGGAACAGACTTCCAGACAGTATTACCACAGGGACTCGGATATGTAATTCCTGCTGGTGGACAGTCTCCAATCTATACAGTAACAAGAGGCGGATTAACATCTATTTCTGGAACAGACGTATCAACAGGTCAGTTAATCACAAGATATGACCTTGAAGTTGGTGCTTTAGTTGCTCCAGGAAGAGAATATATGATTGGTTTACTTGGAGACAAGAAACTGTCAACAGAACTTGGTACTTACTAGAATTCGTAAATAGTTGAAGAAATGTAGACCTTATGGGTCTTTTTTATTTGCAAAGATATATGGTAATTCTGTATATCTTTGCAATTAATTAGTTAAATAGAGGACATAGACCATGAACGATATTTACTTTTGCTATTCCAAAAAACTACACTATTTTTTAATGGGGTTAGGCGAAAGTTATATTTCTTCTAACATCAACAAAAATACTGGTGTACGTTATTGGACATTCCAAAAGTCGAAAGATTTAGATGAAAAGATTGAATTGTATAATTCTGTAAAATACAAATTCAAGTAAACGATAATTAGTTGTGAAAGGATAAATAATTGAAAGAGATGGAAAATACGGAAGTTGTAAAAGAGTTAAGCATGGAAACAAAAATTACAGTACGCAGCCTTGCCAATTGGACAACAGGATTTCAGCGAATTGAATCCACAGGAGATGTAACAATCACACCAAATGGTACTACCCGTTTATCTCGTGGAGAAGTAATCTCACAGGTGCAGAACGGGAATATGCTTTTTACTGGAATTGATGGTGTTGGCTCTCATGCAACATTATATATTGAAGACGCTGATACTCGTGAAGAGTTAGACTTTGACAATAAAAAAGAAAAGAAAGTTCAGAAAATTTTAACGCCTGAATTAGTAGCAAAATTATTTGCCTATAAAGGGATGTCAAAAACATTTAAGGACAAAGTTTCTGAGTATATTGTTACAAGTGCTGAAAAATCAGCTGTCATGATGATGATTAAAAAAGGTAATTATAACGATTACGAAAAAATTCGATTCATTGAAAACTATACGGGACACAAAATGAAATAGGATGTAGGTGATTATAATGACAACCGCAGATGATGTAATTCAAAGTTTTGAATCTACGTTCGCAGATAAAACGCCTTTGCCAGACTCTTTAGTTTTTCAATGGCTAAAAAAGGCAATTGCAAGATATTCTATGGAAATTGATGATCTTACATTCGATGTAGAAACAAAAGAATTTTCAGAAGATCTTGATCAATATGTCATAGATACAATGGCAGAATATATGCATCAATATTATCAGGAGCGTTACTACTCTCTTGTAAATAAACGAGTGAGTATTGTAACAAAAGAATTAAGTATTGATGGAAATAATGGGTCAAAAACTTCAGCAAAGAATGAGCTTGATGCTATTAAATATAATGCTGAAAAAATGACAAACAATCAGAAACCTACCGCTTATACATAGGAGGTGCGATAAATGCAAGATTGGTATTTAATAACACCTAATACACGACCTAACTTAACGGGCGGTTATGAAAATGATGCATATAACGATTATAAAGATGATGAATTTGCAGAGATCTTAGATACAGACATTGCTTCTACGGTTGAATTATGTAACTCTGATTTATCAGAAAGAACGACTATCCGATGTGTGGTTCAAGATAATGATTCTGATACCGCATTAAAAACTATGCAGAGAACTGTACTATTCCCATGTAATACTTCCAAAGCAGGAATGTATGTATATTTTGAGAATAATTACTGGATCATAGACGGAAGACCTGGACAATGTGGTGTATTTGAAAAAACAACAATGAAGTTGTGTCAGTCTACTGTAAAATGGCAAGATGCAGACGGTAATATCCATGAAAGATGGGCTTATTATCAATCGGCATCTAAATATGATGTTGGTAAAACAGGTAACAATATTATATTTGTTGGGTCAAATAACTATACGGTAATTGTACCGCAAGACGATGATACTCTTGGGCTTGATGGAAAAAGAGTATTTCTTGATATTCGTGAAGTTCCAAATGACGTATTTACATTCACTCGTGATGATAATGTTTTATATCATTTTGGTACTGAACATGGTGGTGTATTATCTTTTATCGTTGATAAAGATGAATTTAACCCAGCGAAAGACAGAAAAGACTTGCGATTATGTGATTACTTTGAGCCTAAAAAAGATCCTGAACCAACGCAGCCAGAGAAACCAGAACAGCCAGATGTTCCAACTATAGAACAGACATGTACTGCTACTATTAAGTATAGATACAAGAAAGTTTTTGTAGGAAAGAAATCTACATTTACCGCTTCTTTTAAAGACTTAGATGGAAACATAGTTACAAAAGATCCTCAATGGGATCTTGAATGTGAATTAAAAGACTCCATTAATATAGAAGAAACTGGTTCAAACATTGGAATCTCTGTGTCAAATTCTGCATTAGTTGGTCAGAAAATCATCTTGAAATTATCTGCAAAAGATAGAACTTCTTCTACTGCTTCTATTGAAATAACTATAGAAAGTCTTACATAGGTGAAATTCAATGACGAAAACAGAAAAAATGATGGAAAATCCTCTGGTTTCACTTGGATTGATCAAAGAAGCCGTAGGAAATATTTTAATGACAAATGACGATGTCAACACTCTTGCTATGCCATATCTTGATGATGAGGATTATTCTTTCGAGGATAATTGGTTTGGATGCAAAATTGGCGAAAATATACATGGGCAAGTGAAAGACAATCGTTTATTAGGACATTGCAAAGATGTCCCATATATGGATGAAACCATTACAGATACACGATCTATTATCTTAATGGAAACATATCCTAGTACATCAACATCTATTATTGATTACACATTGGTTATCAATGTCGTATGTCATAGGGATGTTATCAAACTAGATGATGATGAAAGGTCAGAATGGCGTGAAAAAGGATACGCTGGCAATCGTTTAGATATGATTTGCCAAGCAATCAATCTTGCCTTAACTGACGAATCAATAAAAGACTCATTTGGTATCGGGGCTATGAGATTAGATACTCGTACAAGCCAATTACAGTCTTTTAAACCGAACACTAACTTTTATGGCAGGACAATGGTGTATCGGATTGATGATATAAATATGGAGTTGCTTTGTAAGTGAGTGACGTAAAACTTACTTATTCACAACTACTGTCAAGCGAACCAATACCTGTTGGAATTGGGCATATTCAGCCACCTAAAATCAGTGATCGTAGGAGAATTGGTGAAGGGTTATGGATGCAATATGCTAGTTATATGACATTGACAGTAGATAGCTACTACTCTGCTCTCCTGCCAGATAAATATGATGCTTTTTTGGCATTACCTTATGAAGAACGAACAGATGTTAAATTATTTGATTTGGTATCAGAAAACACAGATGTTATACGGATTTATGTGAGAGCATTTTGTTTTTATTTTGTCGAAGATGTTGTGTATAGATTAAGAGAAAAAAGATTTGAGATCTTAAAAACACATGAGGACGAAGAAACTGGAGAGGTTAAATCACAGGTTGTCGGGGTTATTGATCGAGAAATCTTTGATGATGTATTACATATTCTGATGCAAATTTCAAATATTAACAATGAACGCACAGTGTCCGAAGAATTATCAAAACAAAAAGATCCTGTTGTTATCCAAATGCAACGTAGACGTGATAAGGCAAAAGCTAAACGTACTCGTGGGAAAAACTTAGATAAACAAGATCCAAAATATGATATCGGTAATATTATCTCTGTCGTATGTGCGTATCACCCAAGTATTAATTTTACTAACGTAGGGCAACTAACAATTCCTCAATTATATGATAACTTTCAAAGAATTCTAATTGATAGAAATTATCAAATCATGGCTCTTAATGCCAGTGTCTGGGGAACTGAAGGTAGTGACTTTAAAGAAGATTCATATTTGAAAAATCTTAAAGAAGAAAAATAAGACCTATCTTTATGGGTCTTTTTTTAATACTAAAATTTAAAAATTCTAATGAAAGGATGTGACAAAATGGCAGCTAGTAAGAAATATGCAAGCCGTGACTGCGGTGTATTTGAGTTAACTAACTTAGCTACAAGCAAAAAGGCTTTAAGAGTTGATTATGCTAATACAGTAACATTACATATTACAGCAGATTCTGTAAAAGCTAAAAAGAGAGGTAGAGATGCTGTAACATTTGCCAACCCAATGGAAGGAACACTTGAATCAGAAATTCAGGTATATCCATTTGAGTTATTCTCTATCTTTGGTAACGGTACAATTACAGAAGGTGGAGATCGTGCAGAAATGAAGACGATCACTGCTACAGAAGCAGGAAAACTTACATTACCAGATCAGCCAAAAGACGGAACATTATTCGTTTACGGAAAAGGTGACGTTGGTGGAACACAGATTGAAGGAAGCGTAGCAGAAAAAGTATTTACAGCTACAACAGATAGCGAAATTGCTGTTGGTAAGAAATACGATGTATCTTATATTGTAAATGACTCTACACTTCAGTTAGTTAAGATTAACGATAATCAGGAATTAGCTGATTTCAGAGTTGACGCAGAAATCAACCAGAAATCTGAGCAAGGAGTTGTAACACCATTACATATCACTTGCTACAAAGCTACTCCTCAGAGAAATATCGAATTAGCTTTCGCAGCTGAGGGAGATCCTATTACACTGAAGATCACATTTGACCTGATGACAGATGCAGATGATGAATTTGTAGATATCTATCAGATCAAGTCTTTAGCTTAATTTAAGGACATTATTTATCACTACTGGTTAGTTTATACTAATCAGTAGTGTATTAACTTGGAATATTGAACATGAAAAAATATTGCAGTAATCATATTATAGTTTTACATTTTAGTTAGAAGATAGGGAAGAGAACAAAACTTTAATATGGTTCACAACTTGGATTATATGATTTTTTGTTTTCTTCCCTATTTTTTACGATTTTAAAAGAAAGGGTGTATTTATTGAATTCAGAAATTACAACGCCTGAACAGTTGCAGGAAGCCTATAAAGACACAAAACTCATTCCTGTTACAAGTTTGGCACAGGTTAAGTTCTATGTGGAACATGGCGTACAACCACTTCTGGTCTATCCATCTGAACGTGCAGATATTATGGCGTTCTGGTATCCAAAAAAAGATACATACAGACTATATGTTGATTATAGAAAATATATTAACGATAAATATCAGGTAGGTGAATAGGTTGGCAAAGAATGTTGGTAAGAGATTTGAAGAAAATTGGAAAGCCAGTATTCCTTCAGACATATTCTACTATCGTTTAAAAGATCAAGCACAATCTTTTGGTGGTTGTAATAATTTAAGATTTTCAAGTAAGAATCCTTGTGATTGTTTCTTATTTTCCTCTCCTTATATGTATGCATTGGAATTGAAAAGTGTTGGCACTTCTTCTATTTCTTTTGAACGTACCAAAGAAGAGAAAGGTGTAATCCATTATCATCAGATTAAAGGTTTAAGAGAATTTGTTGGTTACAGAAATATGGTCGCAGGGTTTTTATTTAATTTTAGAAAGAAAGATAACATGGAAACTACATATTTTCAACACATCAATGATTTTGACAGAATGATTGCTTCTATAGATAAAAAATCATTCAACGAAAAGGATTTGGCAAAATTTAATCCAATCATTGTTAATAGTCGAAAATTAAAAGTCAATTACAGATATCATGTATCTGAATTGCTTGAGAAGTTAAACAGAGAAATGGAGAGATAATTTTATGGGTAAAATTGCTTTTGAAACAAGACATTATGAAGATGGGTCTTTAAATAGATTTGAGGCAAATGATTTCGTTGAAGCCGTTGTAGCCTCTGCTTTTCCTGTAACTCAGGACGAAAACGGAATATCTAGTATGGACTATGATCCACTGAGCAAACTTATGGGAATCAAGATGAATATTATCAAATTTTATGGAAACGTGGATTTAGAAAGCATTGGTATTGATGAATTATATACACTTGCTTCAGATATTAATGTTGACGAATTTGTTGATGAAAATGATATTAACAAAGTACAGTTTAAAGATATGTTAACTGCAATTGATGAAAAATGTGACTACATCAAACAGCAGTTAATTGCAAGTGCGGTTGATATTAAACTTGACAGCAAAGATGTGAATTTCAAGGTCGAAGGTGTTGACGATTTAGTAGAATCTGTCGTGGCTTTAGCACCTGCTTTTGAATATATTAATGAAGTATTTGCCAAAGCTGATCCAGAAGTAACTCAGAAGATGATGCAGTATTTTGCAGATCATGGCTTTGACTTTACTGCCGAAGACATTACAAAAGCTGTTGTTGAATCTGATGATTTTCAGAAAAATAGAATTGATGCACTTGAAGCAATTAAACAGGGTGCCGCTGATGCAGTCAATAATAATGTAGTTTCTATTGACAGAAAGTAAGGTGATCTCATGGGAAACATGGGTGCAATGGCTGGGTTATGGAGACAAATCCAGAACGAAATGCGTGATGCCGTAAGCGAAGCTGAGAGTAAAACGTTCTTAACAGCCAATCAAGAGCTTACTGCTTCTTATGCAGGTGGAGAACCAATACCTCCAGAGCAAGGTGGATATGTAAGAACATATCAGATGAAAAACTCTGCAAGAACAACTGGCGTTGTTGGTGGCGGAGATTCTGTTAGTGCAACCGTGTATCTTGATCAGGGATACAATTATAATACTGGAACTTATTCTACTCCTCACGTCTTTTCAGAAGCGGAATCTGGTGGATCTGGTATTGTATTAACTTCTGGATTCTGGCAACGTACAGAGCAAAAAGCTCAACAATACGCTGAACAGGCATTTGCAAAAAGATTTAAACAATAATTTCTTTTCACATCAAATCTGATGTAAATTTCACAAAATAAAACCAAGATTTTATATGCTCAGTAACCACAATATATGGTATTCAGTTTTATGAATATTACTATATATTGTGGTTATATTTATTTTACAACAGGAGGTTTACCGTTGGCTAGATTTACGGTGTATAACAAGATTACATCTCCAGAAAAATTAGCATTAGTCAATGAAGATAACAAAGATTTAGGCAATGAGTGGTTAGACTATCTTGCCTCTGTTGATCGTGCGCAGAGTACAATCAAAGGTTATCGTAATGACTTAGATATTTTCTGGTGTTGGAATCTGGAACATAATAAAAATAAGGACTTCGCAAAATTAACAAAGCGTGACATTGCTAAGTTTCAAAATCATGCAATTAACGTATGGGGATGGAGTCCTAAACGAACAAGACGTGTTAAATCATGTCTTTCTTCTTTATCTGATTATATCGAAAATATGTTAGATGAGGAAGAGGAATTTGAAGGATTCAGAAAAATTGTAAATAAGATTGAGAATCCTGCAAATGAGGCAGTACGTGAAAAAACTATTCTGCCAGATGAAAAAGTTGATGACTTATTAAAAACTCTTGTCGAACAAGAGAAATATGAAAAAGCGTGTGCTATCGCTATTGCTGCTTATTCTGGAATGAGAAAGTCCGAAATTATCCAGATGAAGATGTCTTATTTTACCGAAGATGCTCTTGAATTTGATGGTGCTTTATATAAAACGCCAAAGATTCGTACAAAGGGTCGTGGTAAATTAGGTAAGCAGTTAAACAAATTTATCATTGTCGATGTTAAAAAATACATTGATTTATGGGATAAACAACGTAAAGAACTTGGCGTTGATATTGATGATATCTTTGTAACGAAAGATAAAAATGGTTGGCATCGTAGATCCAATCTTGATAAATGGACAGCTGAATTTTCAGAGATGTTAGACGTAGACTTCTACTACCATTGTATGAGACATTATACTTGCACTGCTTTCGCAAAGAAGAATATTCCGATTGATGTTATCAAAGAATTCTTTGGATGGTCTTCTACTGAATTGGTTGGTATTTACAACGATTCATCCGCAGAAGATGACTTCGGAAAATACTTTACAAAAGACGGTATTAAAGAAGGAAAACAAGGTTCTTTGTCTGATTTATCAATGTAGGCGAGAACACTCGCCACTTTAGTGGTGAGATGAATCGCCATCCAAAATAAAAAATATACATGAGCCGAAACCTAAAAAAGAAAGTGAGGTGAGGAACAGTGGAAAAGGCTTATAAATACAGAATTTATCCAAACAAGAAGCAAAAAGAAATAATCGCAAAGACTTTTGGTTGTTGTAGATTTGTATACAATACATATCTTGCAAAGAGGATTGAAACATACGAAAAAGATAAAACTACATTTACATATGTACAGTGTGCAAATGACATGAAGAATCTTAAAACCAAATTAGAATGGCTTAAAGAAGTTGACTCTACTGCCCTTCAATCCTCGCTTAAAGATTTGGATTCTGCTTATCGAAAGTTCTTCAAAGAACATACTGGATATCCAAAATTTAAGTCAAAGAAAACGCACAGATATTCATACAAATCAAAATGTACTAATGGAAATATTCGTTATTGTGGCAAACATATTAAGCTGCCTAAGCTTGGAATGGTAAAGACAAAAAATAAGTTAATACCACAAGGTAGAATACTTAATGCCACTATATCACAAGCACCTAGTGGCAAATATTATGTATCACTTTGTTGTACTGATGTAGATATTAAACCATTAAAAAAAACTGGAAATTCCGTTGGTATTGATTTAGGAATTAAAGAGTTTTGTATTACGTCGGATGGAAAAATGGTTGAAAATCATAAATATCTTAATAAGTCTTTGAACAAACTTGCTAAATTACAAAGAGAGCTGTCTCGAAAATCAAAAGGTAGCTCTAATCGTAATAAAGCAAGAATTAAAGTCGCAAGACTCCAAGAACATATTGCAAATCAGAGAAAGGATTTTCTTCAAAAATTATCTACGGAAATCATCAGAAACAATGATGTAATTTGTTTAGAGGATTTGCAAGTATCAAACATGATTAAAAATCATAAACTTGCTAGATCTATTGCAGATGTATCATGGTCTGAATTTATTAGAGAATTAGAGTATAAAGCTAATTGGTATAATAAAAAAGTGGTTAAGATAGATAAATTCTTTGCAAGTTCTCAGACTTGTAATGTGTGCGGATATGTCAATAAAGAAACTAAAAATCTCAGTGTTAGAGAATGGGATTGTCCTTGCTGTAATACTCATCATGACAGAGATATAAATGCAGCAATTAACATTATGAATGAAGGATTAAGGTTACTAAAAGTAGCCTAGAAACTATAAACAAAACCGCAGGAATTGTGGGGTTAGCTTGGTAAATATTTTGACGTTAGTCGGAAGTTCCCAAGAATCATGTGGCTTTAGCCATGTGAGGTTCAAAGCACTGGAAAAATATACCTGTATACATACAACATATTACTATGATATACTCAAACTCGCAATGATCAATTACACAACAAAATCTATGATGTAACACCACTTATATAGTAGGAGATGATGTTATGATGATAGAGAATAGAAAAAATTACTATACACTTATTTGTGCTGAATGGAGTATGTATGGCGGAGGAATAGTTATACATACAGAGGTAAATGTTGGTTCAGTCATCGAAGCACATGAATATGTTTTATCACATCTTTATGACTTCCCTACTGGTACATGGGTACTGAAGCCATGTTTGACAGCAATTAGTTAAACAATAAGTAACAAGTAATTGATCGTTGCCTTAATCGGACGGTTGGTATAATGGAATTATACTGGTCTCCAAAACCAGAGATCGGGGTTCGATTCCCTGACCGTCTGCTAATTATATACTGAAACGTAAAGAGTCTATTTTTTAGGCTCTTTTTTGTTATGCACAAAATTATGAAAGAGGTGAGTAAATGGATTTTCAAGCCGTCATTAAAGCAATACTTAATAAAGGTGATGTTGAATCTCAATTGGCTGATCTTGTAAAAGACAGGGATGTTCATATTAATCCTACTGTCGGGACAAGCGGATCAACAAATACAACACTTAATAACCAAATTAAAAGACAGGCAAATGCTCAGGCAAAATCATATGTACAATATAGTAAATCTGCAATTCAAAAACAGATGAAACATGCTTCTGGGACGTTTTATTCTAGTGGTGAAACTAATATTGATAAGGGGCTTATCAGTCGTCAGAAGAAACAAGCCGAGGAAATGGCATCTGTAATTACTGACATTGCAAAAAATGAAGGTATTTCAGATAAAGACGCTAAAAAATATGCAAAAAATGTTTCAAAAATACAAGAAAAAGCGCAGGATCAAGCACTCAAGGAACAAGAGAAAAACAACGCTAAATTTCAAGCAAAGCAAAAAGCTTTAAACGAAAAAGCTGCCAAAATTGAATCCGACATTCAAGCCAAGAAATTTGCATCAAAATCAAGCAAATATCAAAAACAATTTTCTGGGTATGTTGACAATAACAGCAAAGAATACAATGAGTTTGGAATGAACGTCATTGATTACGATAAACAGCGAAAAGAACTAAACAGAATGTATGGCAACTTTCAGAAGAATCGAAGCGCTGAGAATCGTGATCTGTTAATTGAGGCACACGCCAAACTTGAACAATATGATAAAAACACCGCAAGTAGTTTATCTTTATTAAATGCTTCTCCTAATAAAGTTCTTCAGAGCGATGTTCAAAAACAAGTTGAAAAACAACACAAAGAACAAGAAAAACAATATAGTAACTGGTTTAATCAAGCACTCAAGGAACAAGAGAAAAAAGACTCTTACGTAGAAAATGTTTCTAGGAATCTTGGAAATAAATCGTATGATGCTAATTTAGCCGCACAGCAGAATAAATTAAATAGCTATTACGCAGGTACTCAAGAATATAAAAATGCAAGTAAATCTTTTAAGGAATATGAAAAGAATGTACAAGATTTACAAAAGTTACATACTCAGTATCAGGCAAAACCAACTACTGCAAATCAAGATGCAATCATTCAGCAGAATGAGAAAGTAATTCAATCATATGAAAAACTAAATAATGAGATGAAGATTCTCAATTCAACTCAAACAAAAGCACTTAATCCTGGTGAAGGTAGTATCCAAGCAAATAAGATCAGAACTTATTTAGAGAACAATACAAAAGCTGCAAAGGATTACGGCGATGTCTTAGAAGATATTGCAAAGAAGTCTGAGTCTGCAACAACCAAAGGTGAATTACAAGGAGCAAATCAAGACTTTAAGAAAATACAGTCTGAAATTTCTGCAAGGGGATTGACTGGAAATTCCATGTTTTCAGAAGTTAAGCGTGGATTTAGTCAGATTTCTCAGTTCGTAGGAACATATGGCATCTTGCAATCTGGTATGAACAAAGCACAAGAAATGGTGCAAAATACATATGATGTAGATAGTGCAATGACTCAGCTTCAGATGGCTACTAGTGTATCCAATGATAAAGCCAAAGATTTGATGAAAACATATTCAAATATGGGGCATCAATTAAAGGCTACTGGTACAGATGTTGCTGCTTCTTCTACTGAGTGGATGAAACAGGGGCAAAGTGTTGAAAAGTCTAATAAGCTTGCCGAAAGTTCTATTAAACTGAGCAAGGTTGGCGGACTATCATCTGAAGATGCTACAAAGTATTTAACTTCTGCGAGAAAAGGTTATGGTGTTACAAGTGCCGAAGATACCTTGGAAATCGTAGATAAATTAAGTTCTGTAGATATGGCTTCTGCTACTGATGTTGGTGGTTTGGCAGAAGGTATGTCAGAAGTTGCAAATACAGCAAAAATTGCTGGAATCTCAATGGATAAATTGCTTGGGTATTTAGCCACAATCGGTGAAGTAACTCAGGAAGGTATGGGTTCCGTTGGTACTGGATTAAATGCCGTTTTTGCACGTATGGGTAATATTAAATTATCAAGATTAAAAGATTACCAGAATAACGGAGAGGATCTTAGTAACGTGGAAACTGTTTTGCGTGGAGAAGGTATTAATCTGCGAGACAAAACAGATCAGTTCCGTAATTTTGGTGATGTTCTTGATGAAGTTGCTGGCAATTGGAATAATTATAGTGACGTGTCTCAACGTGCAATCGCACAGTCTTTCGCTGGCACACATCATATGAATGAATTCATTACACTTATGACCAATTACGGTAAAGCTCAAGAATACGAGAAAGTATCCGAAAATTCTGCTGGATCTACAGACAAAAAGTACAAAGTTTATGAGAATAGTTTGGAAGGACGAACAGAAGATCTTAAAAACTCATTCCAATCTATCTCAACAACATTTGCTGATAAAAACCTTCTTGGTGGAGGAATTACTTTACTATCAAATGTTCTTAATGTAGTTAATAAATTAGTAAGTAGTTTTGGATTATTGCAAACTGCTGCCGCTGGCTTTGCTGGCATTAAACTTTTTAAAAACCTAGGTTGACCCTATCTCAAAATCATTAGGGTGACAGTGAGCCTACTATATATAAGGAAGAAACAGAAATGGTGTTTTGGACAAATATATAGGATACGGGGTTTTAAAATACACGTATCAGGAGTAATTGCTGGAACGAAAAAGGATATCAAAACTGAAACGGAATTGGCAACAATAGACGGAATAGTTTAAGAATTTGATATTCATATCGTATTATACGATTGTATCTAATCAGCCACACACATTCTTACCGTATAGGAAGATATCGGTAAACTACCGCATAAGAAACGTGCTTCGGGATAAGGCACAGTAGCTAAGATGTTTCAATAAGAATGGATGTTCAGAGACTACCGATCCTGACAGATAATGACGACCTTATGATCATTGTCTGGTAATGTATAGCCCAAAAGTGTAAATTAATGTCGATGTTTTACCTGCTATCATCGTTTGCGTACAGAGATATTGTATCTCTAAGCAGGGAACTTAAAATTCAAATTTTATGTAAAAAACGACCATCAAAAAGTCATTATTTTATAAGGATTTTGAAGATTGGCATTTTTATAAATTGTACTTCTATTAGTACATATGAATCGAAGTTATTTTTAACTTGGTATAAATATTGTGGAATAGCTTAATATATTAGCATAAAACAAAAAGGCACCCACTCGGATGCCCTTTTGTATTCCTTTTTTAACTAATGTTTTGCAATTAAGCTACCACCCTTAATTACGGTTTGTGGGTACAAATGCTTTTGTATCATTTCTTATTACACTTGTATTATAGAATATTTTCTAATAAAATGCAAGTATTTCTAATA